GAACCGTGTCTTGCAATGACTGGTGATTTGTTCTTCGATTTGGATAAAAGTCCGGGTAGTTTCTTCTTGGAAAGCACAACTGACATTGAGAGAAACATCATTAATGATAAGAAAACAAGCACAAGCGCAGAACTTGACAGATACGGCGATGATGCAAACTATTGGCTTGGTGACACAAATGCTTTCAAGATGAATCAACGCTCACCTGCTAAAAACTTCACAGTCGAACATATTGTTTGGAAGCGTATGGATGGTGGAAACCTCAGCCTTCCTGCTGTCAACGCTCGTGGTTTAGGTGCTGTACCGTTCATCACGAGAGTAACAGGTGCAACAGGTTACACTACAGGAGAAAAACTGTACGGTATCAATCGCTTCTCCTTTGAAACCACTAACAGTGCTATGTTCCCAATCATACAAGCACAGGAACTTTCTCATCCTCAACTTGCCGCAAGTCATCCCGATGAGTTGCGAAATGTGTTGTCAATACCAAACGAGGAATTACAATTTGAGGAAATGCAGGTAGAGGATGATACAGGACAAATGCATGTTATCGAAGGTGGTTCACCATTTGGTACCGTTATCCGTACATTTAACACAGTTTCCGACCGTAGTGCGGAAGGATTAGCACCAGCAATCGCAGGTAGTGGCATTGAGCCTAACATGAAGGTAAGGCTCCCACACCCCGACTCTATTCCCGGTAATCTAATCATTCGTAGTGGATTTGACAGATTACAAGCATATCAAAACGAAACAATGGGCACAGGTGGTATGACTCGACCACTTTCAAAGGACAGCCTAAAACATCTATTTACTGATGAAACAAAGGGGCCAAGACTCGGCGGAACATTTGGTGACCACAATTGGGAACACATCAGTCAAAGCCAATTCCCCGACCCCACCCATTCGGGTTGGGAAAACGCTACAGGTCACGCACCGCTTGAAACATCATACGAATTACATGACCGCACGCTATTCTTCCATGTGACTAAGAATGGTAACACGCACAGCCATCGCCACCCAACCTACTATACTCATAATGATGGTGTGACTAACAACGAACTAACAGGTGTGTCATACAGCGGTACCACTCTTACAGTAAACACCGCACCCAACGCTACACTGTATAACGAATCAATTCGTGATGGACGAAAGTTCTTACGACTTTACAATCCAACAACAGACAAGGGTGGTGTAGCATCATTCACAGGTATCGCTGGTTCTACCTTTACAGGATGTGTAGGTGACACTGATTTCGCTGAATTGATTGCTGGTGATATAACAGCACTTAAGGTGGTACCATCGTATTATATTCCTGCTGGTAGCACTCGATTCTTTGCTTCACGCAGATTGCGTGACCATGCAGAAGTGAGTGGCAACAGCCCCGACATGGCACATACACTGTACAAAGATAATCATACACTCAATGCGTTGCTTGCTCACGCAATGTATGAAGTGCCTAAGATGAGTCCATTGGCTCTACCTCGTATGGGTCATCACTTCGTTACACCTACTATGGCTGTACTACCCGGTCATTTTGCCCACCCTGCATATCAAGGGTTATACAATAAACACCAAGCAATTCGTTCTGCTACTGTTAAACACCATGAAAGGTTGCTTATGGAAGAGCAAGATATGGATGATTTGATGAGTGATATTTCATCCACTCTTACAGATAACTTGTACGGTTATGACACACAACATACATTCGGGTCACTTACTGCCACTCCAAGTGGCCCAAGTGACATTCACGGTGGGGCGTTCACATTGATGTTTGAATCTAAGATTCGCAGTGACGGTTACGGCGTTCTTGCGTCCGAAGGCCAAGCAGGTGTAGTAAACGCCGCTGGTGGACACACAATTGTGCTTGAAGCCGCTGGTACATACACACTACGAGAGCACTTCCCCGACCCTTCCGAAGTAGGTGCGTATCAAATTGTCATTCAACCGAATGTGTTCAAATCACAGTTAATTGGTTTCCATGAAAATACTGGTGCTGATGAACTGACGGGTCAACAAGTTGCTTTAGTGGTCGGTTTGCGTGAACCCGATTCCGCTACTGGTGGTGTAGGATTGGTTTTGGCTGAGGCTACATCAGCAGATGTGAGAGGTTGTGAAGTGTTTATCAACGAACTTATCATTGACCACGACCCCGACCACGGTAGTCAATTTACCAACATACCACCTTTGATGTTGTATAACCCGCTTGGTGTTCAAGCGACTGAAAGCCCTGCGTTTGTTAAGCGGTCATTACCATATCACCCACAGATGTTTGTTAAATCCTCACCGGGTATGACAACTAACATACCTTGGTGGAGTATTGTACACAAAGATGGACCCGACCATGTTGATGCTACTGGCTTCCGCCATCTCAATCATCATCGTCTTGACAATTACTACGAATTTATTCGTGCAAGTGCAGGTAGTATTGCTTGCCAAATCACACTCGCAGGATACCCAAGTATCCATCCCGACATATATCACGAAGTGCTTGAGAACATTAGCCTCAACCCTGTGTGTACTGTTACCGTGAACCCTGCTTCGAGTGCCACGACTATCACTGTAGATGATGCTCGTGGTTTCCCACAGAAACCGTACTACGGCAACAAGTTGGAATACATAGATGCAAACGGCGTGCGCCGCACTCACACTTACACTGAGCGTAGTGGGTACGACTCAACTAACATGAATAAGCCAAAACAATTCACCGTTGTTGCAAATGCTGATTTCACCGACAATATAGAAGTAGGTACAAAATTGCGGCTTACCCGTGCGTATGATTTCCGTCCCGCAGGTGCTATCTTCACTGATTCCTTGTCGAGTATGGTTACTCGAATTTTACCACAAATGTTGCAAGGAAGTCGTGATACAAATAGCCTACACATGGCCGATGCGTTCCTTTGCCTATGGCATCCAAATCTTGGTCGCCCCCACACCTTCTATTCGGATTCCAGTCGCACATGGTTAAATCCACTATTGGACAGGGCAGTAGCACAAAAACCACTTAACAGTATGCCCGAACACTTTGAAACTGTTCACTACCACGATGCTACATATTATGCCAGCATGGGTCCATTCGCTTTCCACCGAAAGACCCTATCACCTCCGTTTGATGTAATCGCACATGCTACTGTAGGTACAGATGTGGCGGCTACCGTGACAGCAGTTGACCCAGTTGCAAAAACCATCACTACAACTCGGCGTACTGCTTCTCTTTTTGGATACCAAATATCAGTGAACGGAATAACATTTGATGTTGCGGGTGACAATATCTTGAGTGGTGTCTTAAATGTATCACAAGACATAGTGAATCCTATTGCCATTGGTTCCACCATCAAAGTAGATGGTACGGGTGGGATGGCAAGTGCTCAACAATTAGATACTGTTCATGCTGTGGGTGTGCGTAGTTTCGCCCCACAAGGTGGTCAATATGATGGCAGTGATGCCTCAACCAAAACCATGCTTAATCACTTTTGGCCGTGTGGTAGTCGTGGCGGGCCGTTAGTTAGTCGCCTTGACGGGTACGGATATGTATCCGCCGCATGGGATTATCCGAGAGAATACACCTTTGATGGACCTGTTTGGACTGATGCTGATGATGATGGCTCTTATGTTGTAACTAACGGTATTACCAAAACATCCTATGACGGGATTAGTAATCCTACACGCACCCGTCCGTTTGGGTATCGTATTGGCTTGCGCCAACCATACAACAAACCACAGTGGTCGTTGTATGGTATGCGTGCATTCCGTGAACAAGCGGTACTTGGTGGAACAACTGTAACTGACATTAGCAGTGGTTATCCACACGGACCATTGGTACAAGGTGAAACTGAAACATGGACATACGCTGGTGGTAGTGGTCTTACTAACGGTACATACCCTAATACTCAAATTGGTATTATGGAGCGGCAAACTAATTTCAGTGGTATGCTTGGAGTGGATAAACCGGAGTTCCAAGTGCGATATAGCGATGGTATGCGTATTGCACGACCATTTGGTTGCCCTGTGCGTACACTACGCAACAAAGAAACCGTACTTCGTGATTGGTGGGGTGACATAAATGCTAAAAACATCGCTAAGATTGATGAAGCGGTGGGATATTATTTGGTAGATTGGTGGGGTAACACTCGTGGAGAAGAGGTTCGCCGTCACCCTGTTCGTGGTTTCGGTATTCGACCTGCTTGGGATGCGGCAGATGTGTATGAATATGATAGAACAAACGACGCTACACCATATCAGCGTCTATTCAACGGTGGTAAGCCGGTTGTAAACATGAAAGGATTGTTGGTTGCTGGCTTAAGTGGTAATTTAAGCGGTTCGCCGTATTCCACCATTCCACGCTTTGGTGGTCGTAAGAATGATGTGAACACAAACAATGCTAATGAGTTAGTCGATGTGTACTTCCCTACCAACGCTCACCGAGTTGGTGATGATGGGCACGGGCGTGGTCTACGATACCCAACAGCATTCAATGAAGATGTACTTACAGCACTTGACGAGCCATATCACGCTACTGGTGTTGTTCTTTCACATCATACCTCCGAGCCTAACATGAATGACGGATTTATTCGTGCACGCAATGATGTGCTACAACCCGATGAAGTACCTCGTGGTATCAGTGCACGCCTCAACATTGCCGAAGATGGATTGCTCAAACCCGAAGCGGTAGTAAGTGACCGTGTTGAAACAGTAAGTGGCGACTCACCACACAAAGATGCTGTAAGCCGTAGTAGCCCTCGTATCGGACTCGATACTGAAAACATAGAGGGAGTTGATGACAACCTTATCGCCATTAACACTGAGGCACACAGCCTACACACTGACCGTGGTGTAGGACAGCGTGTGGTACTACAAGGTGGTATGCAAGCAGGTTCACAAACCATCGGTCACTACGACTTAACAGGAATTAACTTTGCTGGACAACCCCAAGGTGGTGCAATGCGCCTTAGTCACACTTCTAATTTCAGTCCACTTGGTGGTACATATGTTGCTGAATCTCGTAATTTCGTCAAACCAATTAACGACAAAGATTGGGGCGGTATCACCGGCTCTAACAAAACATCTAATCCATACGAAACGAGTACATTCGACGCATCATCACAACAAACAAATCTTACTGATAAGAGTGTAACATACATGATGCGCCCTGTTCGTTTGCTCGATAAACAACACATTGAGATGTTCCGTCCTAACAACAGTCTTCACTCTTCAAGCCCACAATTTGGTAGTAATTACTTCTCCGCTACTGGTGGAGGTAAATACGGTATGTACATTTACGAGATTCTTAACGGTCGAGCGGCAAGTGGAAATTACATTCGTGCTACAAACCCCGACAGTAACCCACCATACGCCCCGTTGTATGTTATGGATATATCCAGTAATGATGCCACACCTGTAAGTAAAGGACCAAAGATTATCGGAACAAGTGCCAGTGGATTCGACTCGACAAAATTGGACAACGAAGTGACTCGTGTTGTGATGAGTGAAAATACACTACAGCACTATCGTGCTGATGCACCTCGTAGGCGTGCACATAAAGAAGGCGAAACAAAGGAAGAAAGGATGGATTACAGCGTCCAGCCACGCTTCTCTCAATCCCTTCATCCAAAAGGACATAAAGGAGATGTAGACTACAATTCTACAGACCACAGTGGTGATGGAGCATGACGGACTTTGACTTTTGTGATTGTTGCTCACCTGCTGACCTTGCTTTCGCTGTAATGAAGGCCAAAAAAAGTAAGCCATTTCATGGTTATAACCCAAATAAGCACAGTAAGAAAGGTGGACTGAACGCTAAGGGTCGTGCCGCCGCCAAGCGTAAGAGTGGTGCAAACCTCAAACCTCCTGTGACAACCAAGCCAAGCAAACTCAAGCCCGGTTCAAAGAAGGCGAAGCGTCGTAAGTCGTTTTGCGCTCGCATGTCGGGTGTCAAAGGCCCGACCAGCAAAGGTGGTAAATTGACACCAAAGGGAGCATCCTTGAAGCGATGGAACTGTTGAGGTTGAATCATGACCGTCCTCAAGAATACAAGGACTGGTCGGTACAACACTGACGCAGATGAGGTCATGACCCATGTGCGTAAGCCCGTGTTCGTGGACAACGCCATTCATCACGGTCGCATCAGCGTGCAGAAGGCAAACAAGGCTAAAGTCACGGTGGAGAAGAAAAACACTCGTAATTTACAAGTGATGCCGCAACGCAACTATCGCATCCTTGAGGGCGAATCGTACATCCAATTGTCGCATAACAACACCCCCGGCCACTCGCTCAATACAGCCCCTTTCTTTGCTGATGATTTAATTTCCAGCACCAACAGCCCCATGCTCATCTACAACGCTGACACACCCGCCCAACGGTTGTTACCTCACAATATCGAATCATCGTCATTTGGTGTGTTGATGAACCTACGCAACATGAAGGGTAAGACGCTGGATGGTATAGGGTTTACAGGGCGTACAGTCAAACTCGGCCAACCAGTCGATGTAGGATTGCGTAGCACTGACTTGGCTATTCGACTTGGAGAATCAATTAACAGTGGTGCTACAAGCGTGAACATCTCACGCCCGAAGAGTGTTACATCATCTTCTGCACGCAAACACAGCACACGCTTTATTGGTCAAGATTTCAATAACATGAATCTTATGACGGCCCTTCGCTTCTTAGGTCGTCATGACAGTCGTATGCTCTTACTCGACCGCTTCGGCAATTTATTGTATATACCCATCACTTTTAGTGAAGCAACCTACACTGTAGACAAAAACTTCCGCTTCGGTCCAAAACAAGACAATCCAATTGAAAACATTTCAAACCGTGTAACCGTACAAGGTCATCCATTGGCTCTTAACGACTTGGTTATTGTAACTGTAGACGATGTTGAAGGGCAGGTCGAAGAGGTGCGAGAAGACACTGCGCCTGTGGTAGACAATACAGTTCGTACCACCAACGCCGCTCGGCGTGTAGCACGACAGATGCTTAAATCACGCTCACTTGTTCGTGGTAGCCTCTCAAGTGCAGGTCACATGAACTTACTTACACTGCGCCCCGGTATGACAGTAAAGTATGATGGGGTCAACAAGGTAGTCACCGAGGTTAAACACATGCCTATGCGGAACATGAGTGACCTTACCATGATGAACTTTGAAAGTGGTATTGAAGGGGTATTGCAGGGTATTTCCGAAGGGACAACAGTAAGTGCTAACGAGAATAATCCTGCTACCTATGTACAAGTTGTTGAGCAAAACTTAGCAATGTTTGGTAAAGTAGAATTAAGAATCGTATCAGCGGTAACAGAAAGAGGGGTATTTAATACAGCATACCTCATCGGTGGAGTGAAGGGAACACACAATCGTGGGCTTATTGGTGGAAACGGGCTACCGATTGGTGTGAACAAGACAAGAACAAGGAGGAATATATATTCCAGTTAGTGATTATATGCGTCGTCTTTTGCTTGACACCCTTGCAAGCAACATCAACGAGGTAATCTTAGGTTTTGATGGCACACCAGCAACCGCTGATGATGGTTCTGCTGGTAGACCTGCCATCATTCTCACACCTACAGTGACGATTGTTGATGATACATCTTTATTGGTAGAAGCAAAACTTCCATATGATACTTCATTTACTGAGCAAATAAAAGAAGTGTACATTCAATTTCGTGACAGTACCGATTTTACACCAGTGGGTCGATACACCATCACACCAATTACTAAATCAACAGCAAATGAATTAAAAATTCAAATCGCAATTGAGGTGGCATAATGAGCATTATGGATGATGCTTGGCTCATTCTTAAAGAGCGAAAGGAACAAGGGTATTATCGGGAAGCCACTATACCCGATGATAAAAGAAAACCTGTGACTAAAATTCCAAGATTTTTTGGTTCGCGGGAACACAGATACCAACAACACCCGTTTGCAAATCGCTTTGCTACGCTTGCTTTATCACAGGCTCTTGCTGATATGGGTGAAGACATAGTACCCGAAACACCTATTCGTGGTGGTGGGGTAGAGCAACGCCAAATGGATGAAGTGTTTGGAAGGAGAGGCCGAAGTGACTATGGTGGTATGCATAATGAAATGGATGTTCAAAGAATAAGGCAACTTCCACTGATGCAAATGCTCGGTTTGGCTGACTTGAAAGGCCAAAACATAGGTATGCAAGACAATAGAGTAAAGGTGTTTGACCCCGCCTTCCGTACTTTTAGAGGACATAAGATTGGACAATACGGAAAACCACTTGATTTTCAAGAAGGTACAGTTATGTCTAACATAAAAGAAAATTTCAATAATGTACCTGCCGATGAATTAGCGGAACTTGCACAACAAGTTAAGGAATACAGACCTCAATTTGATGTGTGGGAAGACAGGGGTAATGCAAGGGAATGGAAGGAAGGTATGGGTGATTATACTACAACAAGGGACACACTCGCTTATCTTAATTCATTAAACCAAGACCCACAGCAAACTAAATTATTTCAGCATGAAGGGTTTGGAGAAAACACGCAACAATACAATAACATGTTAGAACAATTGGGGAGAGGGCAATGACAGGCAATCCATTATCGGGGCATACAGCGGCAAACCACGCATCAGCAATGACTGGTAGCGGGGTCTTTACAGACAGTTTAGAAGATGGTGAACACATTACCAGCCCTTCGCTCACTAACATGCTTGAGGGTGTGCATGGTAACGGTATTATGCTGGAAGAAGACACAGCAGGTACAGCGAGCATTCGTGACAATCCCGAAGATTTACCCGGTGTCTGTGAGCAGGTAACTAACACTCACACTGTACGCATCGTAGGTGGACACGCTGTGCTTGATGGTGTATTGTACAAATTCGCAGGTGGGCCGGGTTCATCTCAAGATGTTGCATTCACCACAGGTAGTGCACACAAGCGTGCTACATACAGTGCTCTTAGTAGCGGCCAAGAAGTATTGATTGTTGTGTACATTTCAAGCGACACAACGAATCAATGCATCACATGGGAAATGGGCACACCAGTCACCACGGCATCGAACACATATCCTACCACACCTTCTGCTTTCCTCAGTAATCCAAAATCAAGTGGGCTTGATGTGAAGCAAAGTGTCGTGCTCGCTGTTGTTCGTGCCGTGTATTCAGCATCGGGTGGTGACCTCAATTTGTCAATCACTGAGAGCAATGACAAGCGTGTGTTTGTACGCCCAACCCCGATGTACATGTCACCAGTAACCAGCGGTGTAGTAGGTGCTACTACAGCAGTTGCATCACACACTGCTCTTGATGCTTACAATCAAGATACTGGTGATTTAACCGCAAGTCGCTTTGGTGCTCTATGGCAATCATACAATACTGACGGTGACGCTGTATTGTATTACTCAGCAAAGGATTCGGGTGGTACACGCCATACTCATGTTCTTGGTCCTACAGGCTATGTTACAGCCTCTCCAAGCGGTACGAGTACATTCACCTTCAATGAAGGGCAAGTCTTTGTTCTCAACCCATCCACAGCAGTGCAATTCAATCCTACGGGAACATTCCCTGCTGGTCATACAGTGTATGTAACAAACGATGCGGCTCACGATACTAACGCCATCACTTTCGACAACGCTGGAATTGGCATGGTGTTGAAAGGTAAAGAATCGGGCTTCTTTGTTTATACTGGTAGTGCTTGGAAAAATGTCATGCTTGCAAGCGGGGCGGTTTCTCCTAATGGTCACGGAGCAAATGGACTCTTACAACTCTCCGATGGTGGTGGTGGGTTCACCAGCGACACCAAACTTAGTTGGAACAGTGGTACACCCGAATTGGTCGTTGATGGTAAACTCACAGTAACAGGTTTAATCGACCCGCCGGGACTTGTCATTGACGAGAAGGTGGATATTGCGGCCACAGGTCACACCACAGCCGCAGGTAAAGGCTTGCTGTGGGTCAAGAGTGATACACCAAACAGACTGTATTTCACTGACGACGCTGGTACTGATAAGAAGGTAATACATGCCACCGATAGTGTAACCGAACTTACTGATGTGAGTGCTGTAGGTAGTGGTTCTATCATTACTACTGCCGAGCGAAACAAATTAACAGGCATTGAAACAGGGGCAACTGGTGACCAATCTAATGCTGAGATTCGTGCCGCAGTTGAGGCGGCTACTGATTCCAATGTCTTCACAGACAGCGACCATACAAAATTGAATGGTATTGAGGCATCAGCAGATGTAACAGACACAGCGAATGTTGTCGCCGCTCTAACAGCAGGAACCAATGTGGCGATTGCGGTTGATGGTACAATTAGTGCAACCGACACCAACACTGAATATACAGTTGGAGATGGTGGGCTTACTCAAAAGAACTTTACTACCACACTTAAAAACAAATTAGATGGTATTGAAGGTAGTGCAGATGTAACTGATACAGCAAATGTTGTTGCCGCCTTAACTGCGGGAACGAATGTGACTATTGCAGGTGATGGTACAATCAATGCAACCGACACCAACACTGAATATACAGTTGGAGATGGTGGGCTTACTCAAAAGAACTTCACTACCACTCTCAAAAACAAATTAGATGGTATCGAAGCAAGTGCAACCGCAGACCAAACCGATGCTGAAATCCGAGCGGCTGTTGAAGCGGCTACTGATTCAAATTTATTTACAGACGCAGACCACAGTAAGTTGAACGGTATTGCCTCAAGTGCTACTGCCTATGCCGATTCGGATGCAATATCGGCAGTTGAAGGAGAAGCAGATTTAGCGTTAGCAGGACAAGTTAATTTTCGTGCTGATGTTGGAGTAGTAACTAGCGACCCAACTCCAGCAATTGCTGATTCGGGTACAATATATCAATTTACCAAAGGTTCAGCAGGAACTTTTACTTTACCTGCAAGCCCAACCGTAGGTGTTCAATATGTTTTAGTTAATGGTGATGGTCAAGATATTGTTATTACAAGACCCAATAGCAATTATAAAATTAACGGCTCCACTTCTTCTACTGTCACCAATACTACCGCTTATGCCGCAACTTCAATAGTATGTGTAGTAGCAGGTAGCAGTGGTGAATGGTTAGTATTCGGTGGGATTTGATTGTTTCCTGTTGTTAGTGGTGTGCTTAATCAAGTAGCGGCGGTTAATACTAATCTCTATAATTTGGCTTCTGTTAAAGCCATACATGAAACTGCCGGAAACAATGCAGTGGGAATTAACTTTAACGCTGATGCGGCTGATTCGGCTTGGATGACTGGTATCCAAGTAATAGGTACAGACATGTATATTTCAAATAGAGGGAATAACAACTCTTTTGATAGTACACATGTGTTATTTTCAAAGTTACCAATTAGTTCTACTGGAAACGGAGCAGTTGTAAGGCAAAACCCTACGGGATTAAGCATAAACAGTTGTGATGGTTTTGGTTTTGATAGCACTGAAACAAAAATGATTATTGCTGACTTTGGCGCAAATGCCGTAAGAAGTGGAACCCTTTCTCAAAGTGGCAGTAGTTTAACAGTAACTCTCAATGGTAGTTCTTTATCCGCAGGTGGTGGAATTAGATACGCTCGCTGGAACAATGATGGTTCTAAGTATTACTTCGGCTACCAAAATACTAGTCCGGCCAACGGTACATCGAAAATTAAACAATATGCCACACAAACAAACTATGTGGTACGAAGCGACGACGAACAATTGGAAAGCGTTGATTTACCACATGACATCATCTCAGACTTAATTTTTAATTCCGATGGCACTAAGATGTATCTTTCTCAACATACTGGATATATTTACGAATACGGCTTACAGGATGCTTACGATATTACAAGCGGAAATCTCATTACTACTCTTAATTTAACTTCTTTCTATGGTATTGAGGGTACATCCCCTTGGCGACCAAGTAGTAATAAGGGAACAACACCTTGGATTACCGGTATATCTTGGAATGATGATGGAAGTAAATTATATGTCAGTTCATTATGGGGTATGACTAAACAATCTAAAGTTAGTGGAACTGTTAATCCTTCAACTGTTACCGGAGATGGCGGCACACGAACCAACACTATGCCAGTTATTGAGTTTAGAGTACAATGATAACAAAAAAATACTCATTCTTCTTCATTCATTGAAGGGTGAAGATACACATTTTTTAAACGGTACGGCTTCAACTTCTTGATAGCAGGGTCTAACCAAAATACCCCACATACCTTACAGTGTAACAAGTACACTCGTTCACTATCGTAGTCGATGAAGCGACCTGTAAGGCGACGGGGTATATCATGCGCCCCGCATATCTTACACTTCTGCTTCAACCTGTCCATCAACCGGCCCATTCCAACACGCCTCGCAAAAATCACCATCAATTAAAACCATACAAGGTTCGTTACACAATGCACAGACAAGCATACTCATCACTGATTTGGACGACGAGCAACAATATCGTCAATACGAAGGATAGCATTGGTCACTTCACTCGCACTAAGCACTGCTTGGCGTACCAATTCAAATGGCTCAAAGACAGGCTCCTTGAGCAAGTCCTTGACACCTCCTTCGGTTACATCGGGGCCAAGGTGCACATCACCTTGTAGGATACCGTGTCGCATAGCGAGGATAGTGTCAAGAGGGTCATGACCAGCATTCTCCGCAATGGTGGCAGGGATGACCTCTAAGGCATCGGCAAACGACTCGATGGCCATCTGTGCCCGACCGCCGATTTGTGCGGCGTGCTGACGCAAGTGCATAGCCATGCGAACGAATGAGTTACCCCCACCAATCACATACTTCTTTCCACTCATCACAAGGGAAACAACACCGAGTGCATCATCAAACCCACGCTCGACTTCTTCAAGTGTGTGTGATGTAGCACCACGCAACACCAGTGTTGCTTCGTTGCTTTCAACACCATCACCAACAAAAAGATACCAAACACCATCTTTTCTTTCACGAGTAATTGAAACCTCGGCGGCTTCCTCAATGTCTTCGGGAGTCTGTGCGATTTCCACGCCGCTCATTCGACTAAGTGCACGCATGGATGATTCCGGCATACGGCGTACAACCATGATACCGTTCTTCTTGAGGTATGTGCATACCATGTCACTCACACCATCACGAACAAAGGCTACTCCACCATGGGGCATTTCATTCACAATGTGTTTTGCACTGTCAATTAAATCAGCCTTGCTTGAACCCTTGAAAGATTGATACGACTTAGCATCAAGTTGAACCTGTACATTATCATCAGTCTTTTCAGTTTCAAGACCGTTGTTGATAAGCACCATTCTTCCGTATGTGTTTTCACCTTCAAGCACAAAGTCCTTGTTGACAATCACACCTTCATACAAGTACGAATCTTCAAGCGAGCCACCGGGAAAAGAAACCACCTTGACGCTTTCAGCATCGCCAGCCTTCTCCACTGCGCTCACGCACAGTTCCGATACAGCGTCCAACGCACTTTCAAGGGTCTTGCCCGTGATTGCCGTCTTAGCCACATTGATGAGTGCGCTACGCTCGTCACTCGTCATAGCCACATCATTCTCAAGGAACTTAACGGCCATCTGTGATGCCTCGTGATAACCACGACAAATCACATTCGGGTGCAAACCCTTCTCAAACAACATCTCGCTGTTCCCAAGCAATTGACCAGCCAGTACGACTGTGCTTGTAGTTCCGTCATAACACAATGCCTCTTGGGTACGAGCGACTTCTGCAATCATCTTCCCACCGGGGTGTGATACATCCAACTCTCGTAGGATGGTTGCTCCATCATTGGTGACGATGACATTACCGCCACCATCAACCATCATCTTATCCATACCCATAGGTCCGAGCGTGCTCTTGACTGTTTCTGCTACAGTCTTAGCCGCCCGAATGTTGTGCACTTGTGCTTTCTCCGATTTTCCTGCTTCTTTCTTATTCATGTATCTTCACCATTCCACTTCTATCTCCACGACCTCTCCTGTTTCGAGGCTTCGTGAGGAAATGTAACCTTCGCTTTTTCCAAATTGATACAAGTCGTAGGTCAGTTTAGCATCGCTTAAGCAATACTTCGCAACCTCGTCATACTTGCCTTCTCTCCAAGCGATAGGGGCATCAGCACTGTTCATAAGTTTACTGGTACCGAGAGAATGTTTAGTGAGCATTCCAAGGGATGTGTCCACTTTTGAGGCAGACAAAGCCGCCTTACTCACCAAGTGTCGTGTGTCGATTACTGAATCGGATTTCATCAAGTCGCTGGCTGTCCAGCAATCAAGAGCATCACGCAGTACAGGTAGGTCAAAACCTTTGATATTATGACCAAGTATCTGTCCACCCTTTGCTACATGGTCAGCCAAGTCATCACCCAATGTCTTTGGGTGTAGTGCCTTTACAGTGCTGTCACTGTTGAGTCCTTTGTTACAGTATATCGTACCATCACTTCCATCCCATGTGGCCACTACTGATGGCTCAAACAAGTGAGTGTTCTTCCACCCTCCTATCTCATGTGAGAAGTTCGATGTTTCAATGTCCAGTGCCATTATGTCGCTCATTGTGTATCACCAATCTTTCGGATGTAAACCCGGCCACCGCTCTTGCGGCTCTTGAATAGGGAGGCACCATAGTCCTTGAAATGCCTGTCGGCTGTGCTCTTCGATACCTTTGTCTTCTCCATGTAAGTACCGATGAAGATGTTCTTCAATCTCCAACCATCTCCATGTGAATCAATTTCTTGTCCAGTGAGTTCATGATAACATGTTACCATTGCTTCTTGGGCTTTGATTTGCTTTTGTTTGTTACTACCCACTTCAACTGAGTCTTCAAGCCACGCAATGAGGTTAGCGAATAAGTCCTTAAGAATTTCAAACGCCATGTCGATGTGATGTTCATTTACTTCCCACGACTCATCGAGTATGGCCATGTGAATTGAAAAGATACCCAAGTAGTTTTCAACAGCAGGAGTAAAAGATGCTACGATTTCACTCATTGAAGGACTCATCGTGTGAAGTAATTCATATATTTGGTCCGATTTATCGAGTAAAGCGTTTGAATAATTTACTGATGGAGTAAACATTTCCCACATGTACTCTTGCACAATATCTTCCTTCTCTTCATTACTACTTTCTTCCCACGAAGTGAAACTAACCTCAGCCATGTTAAGCAAGCGGTCACGAATACGCTTTTCTGTGTTCCTAAAGTATTCGTAAAGGTCATCTTTAGTAATGTCTTTCTCAACAGGCTTCTTCATGAAAGTGCCAAGTCTACGATTACTTACTTCTTGCCTATCGTCCATGTCCCAATGCTTGTAGTACAACAAGACACGCTGGAAGATACCTTTCGTCAACACATAGTCTTTGACTCCTTTTGGTGGGTATGTGGTAATCCACAAAGACACAAGTGAGGGGCACTCAATCTTATTACCCTTCATGTGTTTCACGAGAGTGTTGTTTCCACTCCCAACAGGGTTACAGGCTGTTTGTAAATACAACACGGTTTCTTGATTGTGTTTATTTGGAGTGAGTAAGATAGAACCCTCATCAAAATTGATTGCTTTACGACCAGCAAGAAGACCTTCCACGGTTTCATACTCTCCTGTTGGTTTATTGTTGTCATCCAGTATAGCATTCGTAGAACCAATCATTCCGGCATCAGTACCGGATGCGAATAGTTCAAAGGGAATGTTAGCGTTTTCCATAATGTCGCTAATGAAGTTCCAAGCAATTGACTTACCTGTACGAGATGGTTGAATCCAAAACACATGCACTCTCAAGTCAAGATGTGAGTCGCCTGTAGGAAGGCGAATGTAAGGAAGAGTGGTTTGTCCTTGAATAAAAAAGAAGGAAAGTAAAGCGGGCATTTCATTCTTCATTGAAGTTAATGAAAAGTGTTCAAGGTATGCTTTCAAGATTGGAAATTTTTTAACGGCAGTGTACTCATTCATTAGAATCAACCCTTTTCATCTTAATTGGTTTATATATTCAACGACGAACCTTTCGTTCTTGTCGTACAGGTTCTTCACTTGTGAGTATATCGACAAGCATTTTCCTTCTTACATCACCAAGTCCTTTGACTTTCTTGATGGATTCGGGGAAACACATTTCTTCTATGCTACCACACTTCTCAAGCAACTTCTCAGCGGTTTCTTGACCAATGCCGGGGACTGTCATAATCATGTCGAGGCGCAAGTCATTACTTGCCACACGGCGTATGGATTGCGCTCCGTGTTTGCTGGCAGGTTTGTGCAACTTACCATGCAAGCGAACGATAAAGGAAGCGGCTTCACTTACATTGTTACAGTAAAACACTTGGCAATCAAAGTCGGACATAAGGCGAGCGATTGTACCAATCAGTTCGTTCTGCACCTTGGAATATGTGAGTTTGGTTCGCCCGTTGTTGCGTGCCATCGCAAGATACTTCTCAACCGTACCATGTACAACGATAAAGAAACGCTCATAGTTTGCATCCATGTTGTCGAGTTGTCGCCACAGGTGTCCACTGTGACTTGATTGAAACAGGTCACCAACACTCTTGGCTTCGACACACGCACCACCCAATAGGTAGTCACCAACAACCAAAGGTTTCCTTGCTACTACAAGACCTACCTTCTTAGCCTTGCGTTCTATAGATTCGCAAAGTAAACCACGCTCGTTACTGTCAATGTAAAGTTGAGGTTTCATTTGAACTCCCCCCCATCATGAAATTTACAACGCTCGGATTTGTATCCTTTCCAATGTCCACAACGCTTACCTTTCTTATTGACATATTCACATCTGTATTCATCGGGTGCTTCTTGTTTCCTACAGGTGTGGCATATGAAAGTGTAATCATCGGGCTTGTCATTCATTTTCTTACTGCTTGATGGTCTGCAATTACAGAAAATACATCTTAAGTTATGCATTAAATATCCACTCCTGTTCCATCGTAATACTTACATTTCCCCATGCAAAATCCTTCCATGTAGAGAGTCGAGCAAGTAGCATGAGAGTATCCTGTCATCACAACACTGCGTACTTGTTCTTCCGTTTTTTCGTAACGGTAGTCAACCCACTCTTGTGATTGGCATATACTCACTATGCTTTTGATATGCTCTTCTTTCTCCTTGTTACCCACACGCCACGCTGGATAGAACATACGAAACCTGTCTGCCAAGTAAGAGGCAAAATGGTACCGTGCCCTGTGAGGTGGGTTACCACCTCCCATTGCGGCTTGGGACAAGCAAGGGAGAATATGAATATCGTTTAATGATACCGTAGGTAAGTCAATGGGTTTTTGATTAAAGTTCTGTGAAAACTTATTCTCAATTATTTTCATGAGTAATTTATTTTCACCGAGGGGGATGTATCCAGTGTGTGCCTTCAAACCTAAGTCCATCAAGTCTTCATAGTCGAGTGACATTATTTGTTTACTGGTTAATGGAATAGACCATGCACCCCTCTTGGCATTGTATGAATTAGGTATGCGTATCATACCCGAAGTATCAAACATCACAGTAGGGTCATTGCAATTGAGTGGGCCTATTTCTTTCTCCCATGTTTTAATCTGCACCCTTCCCGATTGTTTAATTCGAGATACTTCACTTCCGGTTTCGGGTTTGAGAGTATCGGAAAGCGGTACCCATACATGGTATCCACCACCGCTAAACCACACATAGTGTAACAAGTTCTTACCCATCAAGTATTTGTGGAGTCTTTGTACTTCTTCTTGTGGCACATCGAATGGTACATCAGCACCACGGTTGTTGAAATCTTTACAATCGAAGTCCATCACAAAGTGATGTATCAACGGCGTGTTGTAGTCTACTCGATGATGCTTTGGTGCCTGTGTGTCTGTGTACCCATACGCTGTGAAGTACACATTACCACTACCGTTTTTACCACGCCAGTATGATTCTAATTCATCAGCGTTTCTTACCATGCGCCGCCAGCCTTTTTCCCCATTGCTTGATAACTCAAGCACTTCACGAGGATAATCAATTGGTACGAATGGCATGTAATCACCTTTGAGAATACAAGAACATGTTCAAATCTTTAACGAGTGCATGAAGTAATTCTTCTACTTTGTCTTCCTTCATATATCGAGCAGACACAGTGTACACAATGTCTTGAGGTAATGGCAGTGGCGCAACGCTACCAATACCATCATCCATAAATTCTCTTAACGAGGTCTGTCTGTACACCGAACGAGTGAACAACTTCCTACCGGGTAAGTTGCCACTCTTTGATGAGTGTAGTCTAACCGTGAAGTTCGCCTTTCCTATTTTTTCTTTCAACATTATTTCTATCAATTTTATTGTACTTCTCATTTTAATTCCTCCAACATTTTGTCGAGTGCATCATCTGTAAGCGACCAAAATTCACACGCATCAACATGTGAACACCAATGGCATTTCATCTTCCCACTGTCACGCAATTCTTCAAGGGGCATACCCTTTGGTGGCTTACCCAACCACGGGTCTGTAGGGAAGTCCATTTCAATATGGGCTTTGATGAGTTTCTTAATTTTGTTTTCTACAGTGGTTTCAATTCTCTTTGCCGCTGTAGTAGGCTCGTAGTGTATGGTCGGTCCCTCACCGTCTTTGATGCCCCCACCCGGAAACTCCCATCCCCAATGGGTGATAGGAAGGAACTCAGCGTGTGGGCTGTGCTCAAGCATCATCTTGTAAAATTGCATCTCAGCACGCATGGAAGGTACTTTACCTCGCTTCTTGTACTTACCAGTCTTCAATTCCATAAGAGCATAGCCTTCACCATCTCGAAACAAGGAGTCGATGAACCCTCTCATGTGGATAGGGATTGCTTCACCATCTACCTCAACGAACCGGGTAGCGTGAATGTTAGCCTCGACCCCTGCGGGTCGCCACTCATCCCCACCAGTATATTCTAATCGGCGTAACTGCCATTCTAACCACTGATGGATTTGCTCTTCCTCACCGTACATGTACGGCGAAGGTGGTTGTGGTACTGCGTCAAAAAATAATTGTCGAGCCTCATCCATCTTTCCTTTCACCAGTAAATGAATTGCTTGCTGTTCTTGTTCTTCTGTGAAGTTGTTCCAAAACCATTCGACCATATCGTGTACATTCTTACCTCGGATGTGGTCGGCATTCTCTTCACCTCTCAACCCATCAAACTTTTCATGGAAGTATTGCCTTCTGCACCAACCGAAGGTACCGAGGCTTGACTTGGTGAGTCGCAAGATTTTGTCGGGTGTGGTGATTGGATTCCAATTGTACACACTTCGTCTGTATGACTCCACTTCTTTCTCGTTGCCTGTAGCATCGAGGTAGTCCTGTATTTCGGGACGGACTTCGGGACCGTTGACAAGGAACCTCATTCTTCCACCTCCATCTCAATCAACTTCTGTAAGTACACGGCTAAGTCCATCGCTTCTTCTTGTGCGTGGATAAGCCATTCAAGGCGGGAGAGTGGTGCGGTTTCCATAGTGACCCCGTACTTGTTCTTGCCTACTTCTGCTCGCTGTGCAATCTTCTTGCATACTTCGTCTTCGATTCTGCTCATTCTTCTTCACCTGTAATTTCCTTAATGATTCGTTCTGCTTCGCATAACTTACAGTGACGACTACTTTCAAATTCGGGCCTGTGTATCATTGGTTTCACGCACTTCATTTTTTCTACCATTTCAATTCCCCACATCAACATATGTTGTTAGTACAGTTTTGTGTTGTGCGCTTGACTCTTCCCAATACTGTATGTTGAAATCTTTAAGCAAAGGCTTCCAATGTTCATCAAATTGTTTCTTAGCGTTAGCCAATACATTCTTTGCAAAGACCACGCCATGAGTAGCACCCACCGTTACCATGTAGCCCACGAGTTGATTCATGTCTTGAGCATTGAAGTTTCCTTTCTTAACCTCAAACACATAGAAGGCATCGCCACTGTTAGCGGTCACATCCATGCTAAGGTTGGTATCAGTGGATTCTTCTGTCTTAACATCGTTCCAAATTGCATCACCGTTTGGTAGCACTTGAGCCTTGAGATAATCTGCGAGTCCATCACGAATAAGTGATTCACTAAGACTGTCGTAATCATCATCGTTTTCGGGTGGGTTGAAGAAAGATGTGATTTTGGCTTCCTTAATTGCTTCGGAAATTACCTTCTTCATCTCATACCATTCATCTGTTTGCTGTATGTTATCTTTCTTTGGAGTTGTAGCCAAGTGCCCCTCCTTCACTACCAGTTGCCCGACAAGTCCGTTAAGTGAGGTGTGATTTTTCGCTCTCCATACTGTCAATGGTTCATACACTCGGTGCATGATTACTCGGTCGTTTTGTACCACATCAATACCACCACCATAACTATGCCTCGCCCATACACCTTCATGTTCTTCGGGACTCATCCCGATAGTAAGTTCAGCAACAATGTTTTGAGTTGTTATTTCTGTTTTAAGAAGGTGTACATTTGTAAGTGTTGTAGGGTGGAAGTATGGAGGAAAAATAGCCTTCACTGTTACCGTTGTAGGATTCCCTTTTGCATCTTGAATAACTTGCCCATCTTTCATATCTACTTCGTTAATCACAATACTACCACCTTGATTGATGAAGTTAGCATAACGAATGCCCAAAGAATCTCGTAGGTTATTGACCCGCTTAACTGCAAACACATTCAGTAACACATTCATCACGATTTTTGTTCCAGTGGTAGTAGGGATAGGTAACCCGTCATCAATGTGAAGGTCATTACCTTCATATCCGCTTATCGCATACGAGTCCACCCCGTCATACGAGCGTATAATGTCAAGTCCTTGTGAAATATCTGTATCACCAAAGTATGCAATAGCACTTTTCATACCTACACCATGTTCATGTATGCCTTTATTGGTTCTTGCACCAACACTCAAAGCAACAGCCGCTTCGGAGAGTGAAATACCGTCACCGTCATCCACAACAGATATTTTCTTAATGTTTCTTTGTCCATGATTTTCAACCAATAAATTGATTGAAATGTTCTTGGCTGTCACGATGGCGTTGTCCACCAGTTCGTGTAATGCCGAAGTGAATGTAAATCCACTCTTGGACATTGTGTTTGCCATCAGTTCGTTGTTACTTTCCATTTTTATTATCTTCTTTACCATTGTATCACCATAATTTTCTTGGCACCCGTCGTGCCGTGAGTCCATCTAAATCCCATTCAAGTGCGTCGTACACTGATTTTAATTTACGATGAATCCATCTGTCAACAGTTGTTGTCCAATCTACTCCGTAGCCTTGCAACTGTTCTTCATGCTCAAAGGCTACCACATTACAGTAGGGTTGACCTTCCGGTACCTCATCGACAAACACCCATTGTGCACTGTCGCTTTTCCTGTACTGTGTGCCTATGTATTCGTTTGAATACTTTGCCGCTTTGATAGCGTTAGGAGTGTGACTTGGATGGTAGTCTTCGATGTTCTTCTTGATACCACCATAGGAGGATGCTTCTGTGACCGAGAGTTCACCGTTGTATGCTGAACGGATGAGTGGTCGTACCTCATTGAAAATATCTTCCTCCGACTTTCCAGTGGAAATCAAGGTGAATACTTTACCCAGTATTTCTTTTGTCATCACAGGTGCGCTCGATGCTTTGATAGAGAAACCTGTAACTTTCATCTTCCCTGCTTCGTTAGGAGGGAAAGACTTCACACCGAAGTTCATGTTCTTCACCTTCGCTGTAAACCAGTATGGGAAGAAAGCCTCAAGTTCTACATCGAGGTACTTGAGATTCATTTCTTCTTGAGCGATGCGAGTTAATTCATTCGCCACCACTTCTGCTTCATCAAACGGTACTTGAATGTAACAAGAGTCAGTGTGTCCTGCAAGCCCACGGTACCCCATATCTTCACTCTTGTCAACCAGCATACTGATTGACTCACGACCAAGATAGGTAATCGACTGAGCGATTTCATAACTGCTCCATTGCCCACGAATCTTCTTACTTCCGAGCATACCGTATATGGCGTTCACAGCAACCTTCACAGCCATCTGTAGCATATCATATCCCAACTGTTCGTCCGGGTCTGTAGCGGCCTTCATAAGACCCTTGTAGTGCTTACGAAGTGCAAGCATATCTTTGACCACCTTCGGAAGAATGCCTTCCTTGTCCTGTAGCCAATGGAATGTACCACCTGTACCGGGGATGTATGAACCATCATCATCCATCTTCGGTGGAATGTTGAGTGTGAGAGTGTTGGGTCCGGGCTTGTCAGTGAGTGTAGTGTGGCATAGGTTAGCCGAGAGAATGATGTTTGGGTATAGCGAAGCAAAGTCAACCAGTGCAACATTCTCATGTCGCCCCGGTACGGTGTTCATCACCCACGCCGCTTGTAGTGGTGCCCTTTCCTCTACCCAAGAAGTAGGTGCTTTCATGTTTGTTTTACGACCAATTAAACCACGGAAGTATCGACTCACATTGTGTGTACTACCGAACTGTACACCAGCGACCTGTTGTAGTGCAAGGTGGAAATCAGTACAGTGTAACTTCTCATCAATATCACGAAGGAGAGTTGTATCGACTAAACAGTAATCAACGAAGTCATCGTAGTATTCTTTCCAACCATTGAAGACTGTCATACCCTCAATGTCATCGGTGAGTTTGTGACCAAGCCCAAGTTCAGTAGCGAACCAATTCAACTTTCGTTGCTGTGCCTTACCACGACCACTCTTCTGCCACACACCTTCAAACCCACTTCCTTCTTCTGCCATAGCCGCTGTGTCAAAGACAAGCCGACCTTTGATTGGTTGTGCTGTGGTCTTGTATCCCGAACCGTCTTTCTTAGGTGGAAGGAAGATACCAAGAGGCGACATATCATGTCGCAGTGCACCAAGCCTTGTGTGTAGTTTAGGTAAGTCAGCCCAACCACCAGCGTGAGCGATGAGCATGTCGGGGTCACACTCTCTCAAGTGTTCCAAGAATCCTGTAAGCATTGCATCTTCGTTTGGATAAGTACGGAGTTCGTACCCATCATATCTATCAATCCACTCAGTCTTTGTAATCGTATCACGAATGGAAACCTCACTCCATGCGAACACAACATTGTGTTCAGCGTGTGAGTCTGCTACAGCCATGACAGTGATTTCACCATCACCTGTAGTCTGCCATTCTAAATCGTAATACCATTTACGGGGATGGAACTCCGGTATCTTGTCCGGGTAGTTCGTGAGAAGAATTTGGTCAAGGTAATTCAAATCAGCCTCACAAGTCCACTTGCCTACAGCATCTTTAATTTCCCATAAAACATTTGGATGATTGACTTCTACCTTCCACAACTTACCCCCGTTGAGTGAAACTGAAACCTCTTCGGTAACACGGGCGTGCATGTTCTTTAGTCGCCTTAATACAAACGAAGGTGCTTCTTGTCTTAACCAACAAAAGGGATATACAAAGTCATCATCTTCGTGTGAGATGTAACGCTCTTTCAGTACACCATCGGCTCCACGAGTACGCACATATATTGTGGGTGGGTCGTAGGGGTCATCCGAGGTGTATTCGATAATCATCAAACATCACTCTCGTTTACAATCATCAGTAAAGTATTCTGTTGTTCAAAGATGACAAGTGTTTCATCACCCATGTGTACACGAGCCTTGCCTATGTCGAGGTACTGCAAGCATACAGGGAGCCAGTCACCAAAGTGGGTCGAGATAGTAGCACTCGGCCCATCGTTGTCCATGAACGGTAGTGTCGTGAAGAGTCTGCCCGTAGCCGCTTTACCAGCCACGATACCAAACTCACCTTCACCACAATGCGCTCGTAACTTGAACTGTGAATCTTTAGCAAGGACACCTTTCATACCTGCGAGGGAAATCAAATCTGTTGTCATCACATCACCATGCACATTCAACTCATCACCTGCGAATGAAGACCATCCACTTGATGATGAGTTCTCAAGTAACTTGCGTACCACCACTGTCTTTGCCGCTGAAAGAATATCATCAGTGCTTGGAAGTTGTAACTTGTTTCCACCTGCTTCGATGTGCAATGGTTTAGTTTCAGCCGCCTGTCTAAGACTCACCTTGTCTTGCTTGCTTGCTTTGAGATAAGCAATAGCCTTCTCAAGCAAAGCGATGTGAATGAATCCTTCTTCGTCCACTGTAGCACCTGTCATTTGCTTACGCAGGTAGTAGTTGGCAAACCCTACCTCGATGGTAAGTCGGTTACCACTACAACTCATACGAGCATCGGTGACACCCTTACCAAAAGATGTAAGGAAGGTCAACAAGTCTTTTCTTTCAACAGTTATCTTTGTCATAATATCACCTCAGTGAGAAGGGGGAATAGGAAGAGGAAAACCAAGACCCCTTGTAGTGTAAGTCGGAAACACTTTTGCTGGTTGAACATAGCCCCACGCTTGTTCTTCCACCCATTCATTACTTCACCAAAACCCTTCTCAGTTGTGCTTGAGTAGAGTATCACAAACTCCCATCATACAGTTCGGGTAGTCCGAACCATTGCGGTTCACCATTTGGTCGTGTCACAAACACAGTGCGTGTTTGGTCTTGAAGTGCTGGATTTGTCTTGCACTTCTTGAAGCGAGCCTTGTACTCCGTCTTGGTCAATTTACCATCGTCGTCGTACTCATCTTCTTGCTCCATCCAAATGATTGTTGGAAGGTAATTGTTTGTCTTCTTCTCCCATTCGGGTGACCATTTCGCTTTTGATTGGTCGTCCGAGAAGGAGAAGTTTGTATTGCGTAGGTGAGTTTCCCAAAAGACCCTCACACCAGCACGCACAAGGCTACGGGAGAGAGCCGTGAGTTGGTGAAACCGAGTGTTTCGGATAGCCCAATCGGACTGTCGCTCCACTCGCTTTGCATCACCAGCACCACGGTTGTCTGCCGCTTCGATACCATCCTTGGCCAGTCCCAAGTCAATGATACGCATGTTGTTGGTACAAATCTCCAACCAAGAGTCGAGGCCGCTTACGAGCACACCCCACACTTCTTGTTCGCCGCTTTGTACTTGATGAAGAATGTACTTCATAATGTCCATCACACGCTGATGCGTGCCGGGATAGTCGTATGCTGTACGGTCACTCACACCCATCTGCCATGGCTTCCATGACTTGATGTTCGTATTCTTGTTTACTGCTGAATTAAGCATGGCAACACCCATATCGAAGTCAACAGCGTGTAGCAAAGCATCGGGATGCTCTTTGACATACTCGCCAAAGGCATGTGTTACCATACCCGATTTACCTGTCCCGTCGAAACCAGCAAGCCCAATGAACATGTGAGTCATGTCTTGGTCTGCCATCTTCTCTTCTTCAATCCGAAGGTGAGCGAAAGGGTCGTTGCCCTTCTTAGGGGCGACCTTCTTGCTCTCTTCCTTCTTCGCTTCTGCTTTCACTGTCTGTCCAAATCCTGCCATATTTATTCCACCTTTTTCATTACTACTGCATTGATTTGAATGTACTTATCCCCATTTGGGGATTCGACAATTTCTTTGCTGAACTCATCAAATGTAATTCTCCATGCATCACCTTCGATAGTTATGTGGGTTGGTACTTCACCTTTAATCAAATTGACCAACTCCTGTATCGCCACCAGTCATGCGGCGGCGTGCACGGCGTGGGTCGGCATAAACGCCGAACACCGTCAACTTAGGAGTCGTGAGTCCATCTCGTGTCTTCATACCAATGCGGCCAAAGACAAAGACAGTAGAGCGTTCTGCATACGGGAACGCCTCTTCACCCCAATGGGATGTGAAAGGTTGTGTACACTTACCAACAGCACCCGGAATCCAGCAATCAATGTCACCGGCAATACTGCTTGAGAGTGTCATGTTGTAGTTGTGTCCTTCATCGTCATACTCGCTTTCACGAGGTTCAGTGGACATGCGAGTGATGGTTCCCTTTGTAACCACAAGAGGACCGTATGCACGCTTGTCACCACCGATGGTCATGAACTGCTTACGGCTTTCGTATGCTTGCTCAAGTGAATCAATGGACACATAGAAGTCATGAAAGTCTTCCATTGTCCAAAACTTAGGAGGTTGTAGGAAGGGTTTGAGGTTGGGGTCAAGTCCTTGGAACTCATCTGTGTAGTTGATTGTAAACTCGCTGTATGTATTGAGCACATCTTTGAAGTTCTCGTTACCGCCTTCCTTCGGAGGTACAACCTGTACCTTACAAGGTCGCCCAATATCCAATGACTTGTACAGGTTGTCACCCTTCAAGTCAATGCGCCAAAGGCTAACGCTACCATTCTTTACGAAGTCTTGCTCTTCTCCACCCAAGAAATATGCGTATCGACCCATGTTCTTTTCGGGTGATGCTTCGTTGTTGTATGTGGTTAGGCACACCCAATCGTTACCAGCCTTGAATCCATGTGGTGGAACGGGGTTACCCTCTACAGCCACACCTGTGTTTGCTGTACCGTCCTTTGTGGTGAGTGTCCACACTCCATCTTCCTTCTCATACAAACCAAGTCGCCCGTCACTAATGCAACCAGCAGGGTCTTCTTTGTACCGCTTAATGTTCGCACGAACAATGTTAGCAAGTCGGTCACGCTTCTTGTCAGCAACGCCAAGGAAACTGCCTACCCATGTCTGCAATTTACCATTACCGCCACTGCTTTGTCGGCGAGTTTCAACAATCAATGATTCAGCCCAATCAACGAGCAAGTCTTCATCTTCTGCCATCGGGTCAAGTGAGTTGTGTTGTGTCTTACACAGTTCAATAAAAGAATTGACCACTACTTCATTCGATTGTCCAATACGCTTTGCATATGCGTGCAAACGACTCGTCACCGAAGACGGTAGCCCACTGGACGAGTTCGTAGTATCAGTCATGCTTCCAAAGCCATTACCGGAGGATTCATCCTCAATATCGCCGTATTCATCTTGGTTATCCCATGTGCTCATGTTTTCACTTCCATTTTGTTTTTCAATCGAGCGACCAGTACATCCACATAGGATTCACTGGAACCACCCCATTCATACACATACTTCATCATATCACCCCACACCTCCATAATCACAAAGGTGGTGTCAGCATCCATATCGAAATGCTTACGGATGTTACGATGAAATTTGTTCATGAATGACAATTTATCGCCCGAAGAATCTAAGAGTGTGAGAAGGTTCTCACGAAGGTCATTGAATTTGTGTGTAGTGGTGTACTCCCACCAGTCCTCATCATTTTGTTTAACGATGAATTGCTTGATGGCATCATCTGTTTTAGGACAGCCTTGCAAAGCGGCCACTGATGCACGAAGGTCACCGCCGTGGTACTCCACTACATCTTCGTAGTACATCGACCACTTAGCAGGTACTCCTTCAATGCGATTGAGATGGAGTGCACCCTGCTGAGGCGATACACGGGAAAAAGAATAAAGCGTGCATCGACTCTTGATGGCAGGACGAATCTTATCAGCATAGTTCGCAGTTAGGATAAACAACACCTTGTTGGCGTACTTCTCCATAATACCACGGCAAGCGTCCTGTGCGGCGGGGGTAAGACCATCAGCCTCATCCCACACCACTACCTTACGCTTTGCACCAATACCACTTAGACGGACGAAGTTTTTGACCTCATCACGAATGTAGTTGATTCCCCTATCATCACTGGCGTTTGTCCACAAGATGTTCATGTCGTTGTAGGCACTACCAAGCAGGGTGCGAGCGAGAGCATTGGCGGCACTCGTCTTACCTGTGCCCGGTTCACCTACCAGTAGAACAGCCGCAGGGTATTCCCCTGTGCTCTCCCAACCTTCTGCGTCCCGAACAAACTGTGCGTTTCCAACCACTTGAGATGGGTGGACAGGTCGTAGTTGCTCATTCCAATTCATTTCGACTCAACCTCTTTCATCTTAATTGGTTTATATACTATTCACCAAAATCGGTGACTATCATAGTGAATCACAGAATGAGTCCCACGCCTCAACCCAGTACATGAACTTCTTCCAGTTCTTTCCTATCTTCTTACTGCGCCGTGTGCGTGTACCATCCTCGTTGTCTTTGTAGTTGACTTTGGGTATAGGGTTAGCACGCATCCACAATATCTTCTTGATGTTCTTTACATCCTGCACACACATCAATGATTGAAACGGTTCCAACTCATCAATGAAGCGCATCATCTTGTCACCATATATCCTCTTAGTTTCCATTACGGAGAGTCCTTTGGAGTTAGCCCACACTTCGATGCACTTCTTCTGCTCTTCCGTACAGGACTTCTTGATGCAAATATACGATTCAACTTTGATTCCGTATGAGTATGGTGAGCGATGAGTGGAAACGACATACTTGATTTTCATCAATGCCATGCCCAAACCTATGTTTTCAAGATTCATCTTCACCACCAGTAATAGCGTAGTAGTCGAGTATATCGTCAACGCTATCGACACCCATCGTGTCTTCCACTTCAATGAATTTGAGATGCCAACCGTCATCCGGCGACCATGTGTAATTGAACTTACCAACCAAACACTCATCCACATTGTGGAAGGTATGTCGTATGTTTGCATTCACACCACGACGCTTCAATGCGTTGTCAAGTGAGAATGGTAGTGTGTCTATTGTGAGCGTAGTCGTATCCACAACTTCACCAGCATCGCTAAAACCGATAACAATTTCATAACCTCCTTTGTTTAAATTTTGTATGGTAAGTATCTGTGAGTACAATGTATTCGTCCCGTTGGACTTTAGGTAGTAGTTTGTTTTATGGTGAATTAAAAAACCACCCTTCGCATATGAATCAAGCAAGACCTGTGACTCGTGCCACTCATGGTTCATCGCCTGTTTCGGTTTAGAGAAAGGAAGGGGGGTGTTGTATGAATGCCAGTGGCTTGTACCCGTAGGGTTCTCCCACATCCAACACACAGCGTTGCTATCAAGCATTGGTGTGAAGGTAGTGTTCAGTGTACCGTTTCGATTTCGGACTATCCCGTCACCCACATACTTCAAGGTAGCACAGTCAGTAACGAACCACCACTCTTCCGGTACCTCTTCACCGTCCCACGATTCAAGTTTCTTGAAGGGGGTGTGATGTTCTTTCACTTCAAGCCCATCATAAATTACCGAAAGATGTATATCAAAAGAATGACCAGCGTTTAAATTACTGTGCTTGTATAACCAGTTCTTGAATCGGTTTCGTTTAGAATACCAACGGTAGTCCAACGCCCACCTCCATATCAGTGCGGCTTCTTTCACGCTGATGCTGTTGGCAAAAGAAAGCACCCATTCGTCATTCGTGTGTGCGTTCCTCATTAGGTCCACCACTTCCTTAAGTGTGAATGTGCTTGGTACATCCCCCGATTCCCATGTTAAGATTTCCACAAACGGTCTATCATTTGCAACCTCTAAGATGCGCTCAAGCATCACGCCGCACTCTTTTGCAAGTTGCGTTTTCAATCTATGCAAGGACACTGAAAGCCTATTCGTAGTATGTACAAAGTCCCAAATCTCACGACATTCTTTTTTCGTGATTTCTTTCACCAGTAATTTATTTGGCATTCGGTTGATGAGTTCGGCCAACCTCGCCAAAGTAAGCATGTACTCACTCTTCTTCACTGGTTGGTAAGTTCGTCTTTATCGAAGTGATGCCCCACATCCAAGGAGGCACTCTTTCTCCGTTACGCTCTTTGCCGAGGATAACAAACATTCCACCTACACCTTCATCGAACGCACCGTTTTCTGCGTACTCAACAAGTTGTTCTCGTGTTTGTGCTGTGTACTTATGGGTGGTTGATTTCCACTGCATGAAGATTTCGTCACCAGCAAGTAGGTGGAAATCATCGGGGTCAACATTTATGTCTAAGCCACAAGAGTTACAACCGAGGATGATTCTCCACAAATCAATAGGCACAGTCTTTCCATTCGATGTTTCTGCATCTACTGTTTCGATGTACTCGGCCTTTGATTTCTCAAAGTCATTGTTAGCAAGTGGGTATCCACATTCACAAGCCCATGTTTGTGCAAGTTCTTGTTTTGCTTGGAACTGCATTTCTGCTTGAGCATTAGGGTCGAGTGGTGGTGTGGCCATTTCCAAACCATCGGGTTCTTCCATTGTAAAACCACATGCCTCCATGAGAAGGGTAAACTTCTCGTGGTGGTCTTGGGCCATTGGATGGTTAAGCATGAAGATAAGGGCGAAATTTGTTTCGGTCATCTTCCTATACTGCACACCACTATCGTCGGGTGCCCATACACCGTCAATCGGTATCTTAGCAAAGTGTTCGTTTCCCCATTCAATCAAATCATTCGTCGGTTGCCATTCCATTGTCCTCACCATTTACCTCGCACAAGGCGAATCTACCACAGCACTTCCCTATGTAAAGGTGCTGGCCGTTCTCTAAAAGGAAGAAGCGACTGTCCTTGTGATACTCATTACACATAGGACATTTCATATCATCCAGTAATACTTCGGCTACGAATTTCGTATATTCTCCATCGACTAACAATTCATCATTAATGAAATTCTCATCCACATCGTCAGTAGTAATCGTTTCACTCACGCCGTCACCTCCAC